TGCTCCTTTCCGTTGCGATACCGCAACTCTTTTATACATTGATCGTCAGGCTCACATCCTCGATGGCATCGGCAAGTACTACCGTAGCCTTTAAAAATACATGCGAGCCAGTATTAGCCACCTTAACCTCGTCATCCGACAGTTCGTCCGGTTTCTTGGTGGATCCGTTTACCGTAACCTCTTTCCCCAGACTTTCCAGATAAGTCCGCTGGGATTCAATGTCAACCTCTGCCGTACCCGATTCAATCACACCCTCACTTACAAGTGTCTTGAAATATCCATTGATCGCCGTAATCAGAAGACACTTATTATCGTAGCTGTTTGCATATTTGCCAATATAATCATCCTGGATCGTGGACTGGATATCCGTCTTAATCATATCCATATCTTCAACCAGCTTAATTTTCTTGAAAGAGTCCCCTTTATTCCCTGTCGTAGTCACAAACGACGTAACCGCCCGATCCAGTTTCACTTTCTCACCATCCCATAAAGCGATTAATTTTCCTGCACCTACGGCAGTATCCCTTTCGCTCTTATTCAGACGCGATGTATCACTGAAATCCTTCATCGGTGCGTAAGTTGCCGAGATTGTGATATCAGTTCCCGCCAGAATACCTGCGATTCTCGGTGTTCCCTGCTCCGGTGTGTATTTTTTAACAGTTACCGTCGTATTATTGCCATCGCTGCTTACAGTTTCCTCATACGAAAGCGTGGAGACCCAGTTAATGATTCCTTCACAATCCGCCGCTCCCGCATTCGGCAGAACCGCCTTGATCATGTTATCGTTCTCGCGCTGCGTTTTAACCCACGAAACAATGTCATTGGTTTTTCCGTCCGTCTCAACCGTCGGAATCGCAAGCCACTGGAAGGTTTCTGTCTCCAGATAACTCAGCATATCCGTATACAGCTGCTCTGCCTCTTCCGTTGCCGGCATCACGTAAACAATCACTTTCAGCGGCGCAGTGCTGTACCCCTTCAAGCAGTCCTTGACGTACTGCTTATTTGCCTCTGACCATCCCGCCGGAATTCCCGTCACATCCCGGATGGTATAAACTTCCGGCTCTCCTTTGATGCTGGCATCTCTGAGCACCAGCGCAACAATTCCTCTTGATCCCCGCTCAATCATGCTCGCTGCCTTTTCTACGAACGTGATCGAAATACTTGGTGATAATAACTTAGCCATTTATTCTCCTTTCGCCGTAAGCTCGGCATGTAAATGTTCCATTATTTCCTCTTCTGGAGGCTTCTGTGTGCTTTCCCACCAGTCCAGTGCAAACGAAATCTGCAAAATATTGTTCTTTTCCCCGATATATTCGTGCGCATATCGATGTACCTGCAGCTGTCTGTCATTCACACAGAGATTCATTCCCAGCTTTTCCCCTATTTTTTCCGCTTTGGAAAGGTTATCCACCTGATTGGAGATTCTCTGCACATACGTAATCATGACGCTGCAGGACTTATTCAGCATATTTTTCGTCTGCCGGTTTACCCCTACTGGAATACACTCAACAAAAAAATACGGCGGTACCGCTTTATCCACGGTATCATTGCCGTATCTTGTAATTTCCGGATAGATCTCCTTTAAAATATTATTTACGGTGCGGATGATGTCCGCATATGTTACATCAGACATTCTCCGCCTCCTTTACCGCATGATCCTTTGATTCCGTACACATGAGTTCAAGATAATAATTATCTTCCAGAGGATTCGTGATGTAGTTGATCTGAAACTGCCGTCCTTTATAGCTCACCACGTCTTTTTCTGTCACGTCTGTGTACCGGATTGTGATCTTGTACATCAAATCATTGATGTTTTTATAATATTCGAGCTGCTCCTTGCCTCGTATCGGCCTAAGCTCCGCCCAACAGGATTTAAGCGGAGCCAAGGTGTTGACCGTATTTCCGAGCTCATCTTCGCTTTCCTGATACCGCATGATCGTCACCCGGTGTTTCAAGCGCCCCGGATTGATTCCTTTAACCTGGCTCAACTCTCCGCCTCCTCCTGCTTCAAGCCATATTTCATCCGGAGCTGCAGAATCATGGACTGGAAGGTATACTCGATCCGCTTCTTGACCTGCTGCTCTGACTGCATCAATTCCCGGTTATCATACATATTTTGCACGACCGCCGCCAGGAGAACCTGGGCGGTTGAATCCGTATCATCATACTCACCAACCGCCGACCGGATAAATTCTTTTCCGGCATCTATCATGAGCCGAAGCAGACCGTCCTCTTCGTCCCCGTCAATTCGGAGGTAATTTTTGATATCTTCCAGTTCCATCACTCATCACTCCTTATGATCCGGATACAGTGGCATCATCCATCGTAATTACACCGTTTTTAAACGCCGCTTTATCCTTTGCTTTAACGTCCATGCGCAGAATGCCACGGAACAGGGTCATATCCTGCTCATACGCATTAAAACCAGTTACAGACGCCACATTTGATGCCAGGATAGAGAGCTTCTGACGGTCAAAAATCTTAATGCCCTCTTTCAGATCGCCGCAAATCATCGGGATTCCTCTCTTCTTTGCTGTTGCCACATTCGATTTAAGAATGGAATTCGGAATTACCACCAGCGGAACATTCGTGGCTCCTACAGCCAGCTGATATTTAAGCGGGGATGTCGGATCCATGTTCGGTTTTAAGAGATATCTGCCATTCGTATCCTTTAAGGTATCCAGCCAGTTTAAACCATCATCATTTGTGACGATCTTAGAGGTTCCTGCAAAAGCAGAGCCAATCGTCACTGTAAGCAGCTTTTTAATTCCATCCAGATTGCTTAATTCGGTGGCTGCGTCAGCCTGCAGGACTCCCAGAATCAGACGGTTTCTTGTAGCAATGTCCTCTTCACCCAGCCACTGGATCAACGTATTTGTAATATTGGCATCCGAATCTGCCAGCAGTTCACTGGTTACCGGCATCCAGCCCGCGTATTTCTTAATTGTGTACTCGAGCAACTCGAAGGTCGGTCCTGGAACGTTCGCAATCTTTCCACCCTCAGCAACCTGGGCAAATCCAGTATGGTCTGCTCTCGACTGGTAGGTGCGGCGACCGCTATCTGTAGATACAGACTCCGTATCTACCAGAGACTCCATTGAAAATCTTGCTTCTTTATAACGGATGATCTCTGTTTTGATATCATCCGGAACTGTATAACCGCCATCCGCATTCGTTCCTTCTGTATTCGCTTTTGCATTTCTAAAGTAATGACGTGCCGCATCCGCGAACTCATGAATCGCATGATTTTTGTTGATGTTTACTGGATGCACTCCAGACGGCTCTGCTGTCGGCTCGATCGGCTCCGCTGCCGGTTCCTGATCCAGAACGTCTTTTAACAGGTCAAATTTGTTCTGCATCTTCTGGAGTTCTTCCTTGGCCGTCTTTGCCTCCTCCAGCTTTCCATCATTTGCCAGCTCTACCACTTTCTGCTTCTGTTCGTTAATCTGATTTAACAGTTCCAATAATTTCTCATTCATACTTTATCTCCTTTCACACCCCGTATAAATCAAGGTCTTTTAACAGATTTTTTCTTTCTTCTTCCAGTGCTTTCTCTTTCGCCTTTGCTGCCCGGAATTCCTCAACCATTTCCGGTGTTACTGCCGTCATGCCCAATGCATTGGTAAACACCGGAGCCTCATCCGAAATCTCATCCACAAATCCAAGCTCAACCGCCCTTTCAGCCGTCAGCCAAGTTTCCTTGTTCATCAGCTGTAAAATTTCTTCTTTTGACCGTCCTGTTTTAAGCACATACGCACTTGCGAGCGCTTCGTCATGCGTCCGCAGCACTTCCGCCATCTTTTCCATGTCCTGATGATTTCCGGATACCCAGCTGGCAGATACGCAATGGATCATCAGCATACCAATCGGTGATATAGTGCTGTGGCCTGCCATCGCAATCACAGATGCAGCGGACGCTGCCATTGACTCCACTTCAATGTCAACATCCGCTCGATTCCGAAGCATGGCATATATTTCCTGTCCGGCCATTACATTACCGCCGCCAGAATTGATCTTTACCTGCAGCCGATCACCCTTTGGTAGAGCCGCAAATGCTTTCCGGACATCTCCAGGGGTTGTACATTCCAACTTAAACCACTTATACATCTCTTTAGCATCATTCCCAACGATATCGCCATTGATTTTTAAAACCATTAATCTTTACCTCCTTCCCCGCTTACTCCATATGCAGCGCCAACAGAAGTCAGTGGAACATAGTTGCCATTTACAATCAATATATCTCCGCCCTCCTTTGACGGAAGATCCAGATAATGTCTGCCTTCGTTTGGCGTGTAAACGCCATTCTGTATAGCTGAAGTAATCACCTGCATCTGTGATTCAGCATTTGCTCTCAAGAGGACCTTTTCGTTGAATTTGAACAAAAATCCTTCCGACCGCTCTTTATGCGTCAAACATTTGCAGTTAATCTCCTGCTCATACATCGTGAGCCGAAACAGCATTGTATCAACTAAAAAAGCCAGCTGCTGCGTTTCTGAGTTCGCATAGCTGGATTTCTCGTAATCATTGATCTGATTCGGTTTGACACCAAATGCCGCTGCAATCTGGAGTGCTGTGTATTTGCGCATCTCATAATACTGAGCATCAGTCAGCTTATAACTCAAGGGCTGCAGTGTAAATCCAACCGGAATTGCCACCACTTTTCCCGCATTTTTGACTCCTGTAAGCAGGTCATTATACTTTTTTTGCAGCTTTGCCCGGAGCTTATCATCAAGTTCTCCTGTGTACTGCAGCGTACTGGATGCAGTCATGCCGCTTTTGTACAGCTCATTCAAGTAGGACTGAGAATATCCAGCACTTCCGACCGTAGTCTTTAGGATGTCCTGCACCGATTTTCCCATAATTCCGTCCCAGGTTAGCCAGGTTTTAAAATGCAGAACACTGTCATGACGGTATACATAGTCCTGTCCGGTCTTAGGGTCTGTATAGTGATAATACAGCTGGCCCTTTGATCCAAATATTCCGGCATCATCCATCAGAACGTCTACGCATTCTGACTGCATTGGCCAGAATCCTTTTACCACAATATCACCGCCATACCGTCCTTTTTTGACATACGTTGTCTGAATCCATACATAAGCATTGCCGTAATGTTCGCAGTTTGCCTCCAGCACTGACCAAAAGGTTGCCGGAGACATGAACGGATTCGGTCGGTGCATCAGCATATCAGCCGCATCGTTAGTCGGTGCCCGAACTCTTCCTCCGCTCTCATCTTCCTGATAAAATTTAAGCGGCATTTTTCCCATCGTCTCAGACAGGACCTTTAAGCATGTAAAGTAGGTCGTCTCGTTGATTGCTTTCGGTTTAGCCTGATCAATCCCCCACCACTCTGCAAGCTTATCAAATCCATTATTCTGGGAGACATCTGCGGCAATCTCATTTCTCATCATCCGTTTGATTGCACTAAAAAATCCCATCTATCCAATCTCCTCTAAAAAACGTGTCACATAATCATTCATGTTCTCTATCTCAAAATCATGATATAAAGCCAATTTGAAGGCAGCCAATGTTGCATCGACCGGGTCAATACGTTTTGTATTGGCATCCTTATCAATCTTAATCAGTCCATTACTTGTCCGGATCACCGCGTTACTCATGGCATAATTCAAAAGCGGGTTATGCGTATATGCCACATTCCCGGCAAATACCTGCTCCCGGAATCCCTGAGTTGACTCATT